TTATCATATTGGCAACCTAGCACCCTTCTCTTTCAACATGTTATTATCTAATGCCACATTTTCAATCTTTGATTTTAGATTAGAATTAATTAATGTAGCCGCCACTTCAATTTCAAGTCCAGTTGTTTTACAATACTCTACAATCGCTTCAATGTAATTATATTTTGTATTTGCAACATATTCTTCTATGGACTTGGCAAATTTTGCCATTTCGTCTTTAGTTGGCATCATTTCCTTTTGGACAATTATTGTCCCAACATTTATTGTTCTTCATTGTTTCATTATCAATTTTGCATACGGGACAAATGTTTGTGACTGATTCAACAGTCATAGGTCCTTTTTGCAATTCTTTTACTGTCCATTGCATTGCAACAGATGGTGACACACCATACCATGGTTCTTCTTTAGAACCTTCAGATGGTCTTTCTTTAGGAAATGGCCATTCACAATCATCTATTAGAGTTTGAGTCCATTCATCTAATTTCTCATCCTCATCTACCGCAGGTTCAAATTTTGGTGTGGTATATTCATCTTCTTCATCTACAAAGTCTAAAATGCCTGTTGGATGAAAACCTGAACCACGAATAAACATTTCAAAATGTTCTAAGATATCGGGAAGAGAATCTGCATTAAATGCAACTGTAGTCTCTGCATTATGTCCAGAGATATCATCTATTTGTTTAAAAATATATTTCATTTTACAATCGTTTCATAAAGAGTTTCAAATTGGTCTTGCACAGCAACTTCTTCATCATAGTTCTGTTTAAAATAGACCTTCGCCATTTTTGCAACTATCTTTTTAGGTAACTGCAATTCTTTACTAATATCCGTAATTGCTTCACGGATATATTCTTGTTCACCTTGTGCTCGTGCCATTGAATCAGACACCTCACGGATGACCTTCAACAACTTTTCACGGTCTGCTGGGTTTGAAATTTGATTAACACTCACTTGCTGAATAGCCATAATATACTCCTAAAATTATTTCTTAACTGTAGCGGCGTATGTTATACAAGTTGTATTAGTACCTGTTTCATATGCACACTTCACGGATAATGGGTCAACACCTTTAGCAATTGCTGCCTCGATGTTCTTCGCCATGTTGTTTCTATCATTAGTATTATACACGATTCCGCCAATTATTGCGGTACATAATACGATTACTACCGATATACAGATAGTGATTAGGTCTTTATTCATATGAAATGATTCCTTTGTTTCGGTCGATTTGGTCAATTTTGCTTTTGTAGAAAATATGTCTCCCAATTTGCGTCTCCTTTTGTAATCTTGTCCAGTTAGGTTTTACATAATCAGCATCTCTTTGATTGTCAAGCGCCTAGAGGTAAATGTGCTATCACAGTACCATGAAAATTGACAAGTGCCTTTTGTTTTTTGTTGTACCACTTCACAAATACTGTCGGCATATCCTGATTGTAATCTATTCAAAGTGACAAAGGCTACTGCTTTTTTGCCGTCTAATGGTTCGTGTGCGGCTTCAAAATAGATGTTCTCTGCTAAACAGGTTACTTGCTTTTGAGCATCTGCGGTTAAATTATTGAATGTTGATTTGATTGGTAAAATATTATATGTGTCAACATTCACATATGATAAGGTTAAAATTATCGTTGAAAAAAATAAACTTAAAAGTATAGGTCTACTTTGCATATTACTCCTTGTGTGTGTTTTAAAGTGGGACAAAAAAGTCCCACTACCCTCAATTAAGAAGTTTTCTTAACGGAAACTTTTGGTGTTTCTGGTGCAGAAATATTAGACACAAAACCATTTAAGGTTTGAGCTTTTGTTATAATGTCTGCTTCTGAGGGGATTGATGGCAATCCTGGATGTTCAGGTGGGT